CCAGCAAATAACAGCAAGGCTGCTAGGACACGCTTCATTGGGTAAAGGTGCTGGTGGTCTCCGTAAGTGATTCGATGTCAGTCTCTCTGTTTATTAGCGTGTGATTTGTAAGCCCTGGGCCTTGCAGTGTTTCTACAAATGAAAATGCAGCGCCTTCGTTAACGATGTTCCAAGTTGGTCTTGATGCAGGGTCAAGCCCAGTCCACTTACTTGAGACACCGTTCAATGTATTGGTTGTTGTGGTCAAGCTTTGTGGGGCAAGACCTGCAGAGGGTTTAATATTTGTGCCGCTAGCTGTGTATTCATAACCCGTACGATATTCGTAGGAGTTAATGACTTCAATAACCTTGGACGTTGTCTTTGTCGTGCTGGATAATGTACCTTGTTGAAAGCTCGGAATGATTGGTACGGCTGCCGCTGGAGCAGCCAAAAGCAGCAACAGCAGGATTCTCATCGAATAGTTAGCTCCTGAATTACCTGTCCAATTGCAGTAGTACCAGCCGACCCTGCTGTAATTGCTATTGCACCATCTGTAGCGATCGTTCCAGCTAAAGTGCCAGCAACACCGCCTGCAGTTGTTGTTGTATTGCCAAATATTGGCAAGGCAGGAACTACACCAGCAGTAACAGTTGTAGACAATACGGTTGGAACATCATCGCCTTCTAAGTATGCTTCTGAATAGCTAAAGCTGTCGCCAGCAGTAGTAATACTGTAAGCACCAGGAGTATACCCAAGAGCAGTGCCGGAAGTAAGTGCCCCCAACACTGGAGTAGTGTCCAAAGTAACGTTGCTGCCAGATACTGCCATATTCGAGCCGAGTCGAATTGACTGGGACGCTGCTCCATCAACAGTTAGAGAGATTGAGGATTTAATAGCGTGCGTAATATCCGCCGAAGCAGGACTTATCGCAAAAAATGTTAGACACGATACAAAGAGAAAACGTCTCATTTTGGCTTGGACGTAGTGGGTGTTTGTTCTGCGATTGTAGGCGGGTCGTCTTTTTTCTTGCCATTACCATTAGCTTTCCGTTCAATGCCAAACGACGCCATTGATCCTGTCAGCAGCGAAGCCACAAAGGTGTTGTCCATTTTCATTTGAGGGAAAATCCCTAAATAGGAAACGGTCAGCAGCGTGGCGCTCCACAGCAACACCATGCACTTGACGAGGTCAGAAATAGAGACTTTTTCTTTTTCGTTTTCTTCGTTGACGGAATCTGCCATGATGAATTGACGCTATAGGTCGAATGGTGGTTGAAATCTGGGCAGCGGTGGCGGGGGCCTCAGTAGGTATTGCCGCTTCAGGTATTAAATCTGCGGGCCGTGAAAGCCAGCAAGGTCGTGATTCGTTGGTGCGCCTCACAAGTGCTGTAGACAATTTAAGCTCCCAGCTCGATCTGCTACGACGAGAACAGACCGCCCTTCATGCTGAGTTGTTTGGCAGGCTTAGTGACGTTGAAAGAAGCGTGGCTCGCCTTGAAGGCATACAAGACAGGAATTAGACTTTTGGCACATACAGGTCTCCGATGCTTCTATTAATTCGCCCAATCCTGTTTCGTTTCTTGCAATCAAACGGTGTCAAAAAACTTGTGGTTGATCTTTTGACCGCATATTGCAAAACCACCGACAACACCGTTGACGACAAGGTGGTGGATTTCGTCAAAGTAAACCTATTCCCAGGGACTCGCGTTGGGAATTAAATGTGGGTTTGGGTCATAGTTGTGGGCTTGTTATCCCTCCTTCCGTTCTTCCAATTCTTTAAGAAAGGTGATCCCCATCAGCTAGCTGCAATTGCGGAGCTAGAGAAATCAATTGACGACGTATTGCTTACGGATGAAGCCGAGTGGTTTCAGATGTGGAAGACCAGCGGCATCCATCAAGAGGTTTACGGCGTCCCGTATTACAACCAGCTAGATAGCCCTACTGGTTATGGCTACCGGGAATGCTTTGACTCTGCTGCCGCTATGGTCGCTGCGTTTTACCGAACTGTTCAAAGCCAAGACGCTTACAGGAAAGTGCGTCGAAAGCATGGTGACACTACAGAGGTTCATTCTCAAGTTTCTGCGTTGAGATCGCTTGGGTTAGATGCCGAGTTTCGTCAAAACGTAAGAGTTGAAGACATTGAGATTGAAATTGATGCTGGCCGTCCTTTGATGGTTGGCTGGCTGCACAAAGGCGATTTTTCAAAAGGCAATCCAGCGGTGTGTGATAGCAATTCTTGTGGTCATTGGAGCGTGGTGGTGGGGTACGACAAGGACAATTTCATTGCCATGGATCCGATGGGCAAGCCAGACATGGAGCATGGCGGCCATGACACCACAAAATCTGGCGAGTTAATCAGGATGTCTCGGCCTGCCTTCTATCAAAGATTTTTGATCGAGTCCGAAGCAAGCGGCTGGGCCATATTCATAGACCGATGAGCGTCAGTAATATCAGCGCGTTTTTTTACACAGTGGTGCTTTCATGTATGCACCCCTTGAATTGGGAAGCTTGTTTACCAGTGCAGGACTGGTTGTTTCCGGCTATAGGTGATTTGATACAGCTGAAGAGAGAGGGGATTTACGCCAGTGAAAAACGAGCACTTGAACAGTTTCGACTGGATGGTGGTTAAGCCAAGCCTGGAAGAAGAACTAACCCTTGAGCGGTCAGTACGATCCATCGAAGACTGTGACAACGTTGATGTTTTGTCTCAGCTATGCGTTGCGATGGCCCGTCAGCAATGGCATCAAGGGAAGCTCTTGAAGCAAGCTATAGGCCAAATTTCTTTACTTGAGGCTGTGCTCTCTGGCGGAGAGCAGAAACCCTAAGAGCTTGCTCTAACACCGTGAGCTTTGGGCTGGATTCATGCAGCGTGTCCCGGACTTTTGCTTTGGCCGCGTCAATTTGATCTTGAGGACGGGTCGTCCAGTTCATGTTCACGGGGGCCATGACTCAAAGGTTGAGGGTTGGTCTTGTCGCAGTTATAGAGACTTGTCAGGTAGGTGTAAATCCACATTGCTTGCCAATCTTGAGAATGCCGACGAATCATCCCCTGATACTCCACTTCCCAAATAAGTCCGTTGCCGTCTTCTAAATCAACTTGACGGATCGTGGGCTTGCTCATCTCAAAAGAATAGGCACGGTGGTTAGCCGTGCCCATTGAATCAATCAAAAATCAGCTTCTGCTTGTGGTGGCTTCTGATCAGAGATTGCCATCAGCAAGAAGTCGTTACCGGCCTTGCTAACGCGAGGGCGAAGGTTGGCGCGAAGTTTTACGCACTCTTCTCCTTTTTGGTTTTCGGTGCGTTCTGCAGTTTTGACCCATTCAACTAGCTTGCGGAGCTCAGCTACAGGTACTTCAGATGAAGCCCAATAAGCACCAGCAGTTTTTTTGTCTTGGTTGCAGTTGAACCAAAGTGTGAATGCGTCGGGAGCGAAATCAGCCATTAGGTTTTTTGTTGCGAAAGAACTGTGAGATAATGAGGCTTAATGCCTGGTTTTGGTTGTAGCCCCGAGACTTCATGAAGTGCCGGACCGACATGGCTAGATCAGTATCCAGCCGAACTTGAAAGTGCAAATGACGCCGATGCTCGTCACGCACGGCTTGTTCTGTCTTTTCATCGTCAGACATAGTAGTTTTTCAGGTTGGCATTCATCCAGTCTTGATGACGCTTGGCCGTCAAGGCGGGGGCAACTTTTGCGTCAGCCCCGAGATTAAAGTCCCGTCGAAAGTCCGTACAAAATCGAGCAAGATTGTCAGGCGTCAGTTCTTTGACGAGGCCAAGGCATTGTTCGCGATCTTCTTTTGACAGAGGTTGGTCCTTGTCGGCAATGCCTTCAATCTTTGCTGCAGGTTTAGCAACCGGTGTCGATTCTCCACGATGTGGATTCTCAACTTCTTCCCGTGCCCAGAGCTGCCATGCAAGACCAAATTGTGCGACGGCAGCAGTGCAAAGGCAACGTCGATGGCTGTCTGTTAAATCACGAGCGCTGACCTTTTCATAAGCAATCGCGTTGTTGCGGTTGTCCATGATTGCCTGAGGAAAGTCAGGCGTTCGTTCACCATTTGGGCCAGTGAAATAACCAACAACGTAAGCCGTGCCATTAGGTGCTTTCCAGACGTGACTGTTGTCAACGTAATAAGCAAGGCAAAATTGCCAGCCTGGGGCGTGATCATGCAACAGGTGCATAGTGCGGCACCAGTTGACGTAATCGGCTTTGTAGCTACCGGTTCCTTTTTGACTTACGTCATCAGTTGTGATGACATTGCCAAGGTTAGGAAATTGCGGCGATGGTGATGATTGCGGAGGGTTGTTCGTTTCTGGTTGCATAACGTTTTTGGGCATTTAGAGCAATCACCGCCGCATCATCTTGGAAACAAATTTCAGTCAGGCCATCAAGGATTGCGCGACTCAGTTTGTCAACGTCCCCGATGCGTGCGGTGCAATGAGAAGGGGCTTTTGGCTTGAGTTCTCCGTTAGTGCGGAAGTGTCCTTTTGGTCTGGCAAATATGAAAGTGACCGAGACCAAAATGGGCTTATCCATCATGGCATACCAGCCATCAGGTAAAGCCTCAAGCGCGGCATATTTAACGTCTTGTCGCC